TCGATACGGATCACCTGATCGTACGACTTCATCGCCTCTTCGTTGCCTTCCAGCGTACGGTCACCCGCAACGCCGTCGCCTTCGAGGTCAGCCAGCAGCGTGATGACTGCGCGGGCGCCCTTCTCGGACTTCTTCAGCTCGGTGATGTGCTGAATCATGGAGTTCGAGTCGTTGCCGAGGAACTTGTTCACGAAGGAATAGTTCCGGGCCATGCGCCACGTGTCCATCGACCAAACGGTCTTCTGCTCGTTGGTAAGCAGAGCGAAATTGGTAAGCATCTTGTGCCTCCTTAAGACAGAAATGAAAAGTCAAACCGTTGATGCTCTCAGATCACGCTCTGGGGCCAGCGCAGGTCGGCTTTTAAGGAGGTCGGGACTCCGCAGAGCTGTCGGGTCTGCTACCGAATGCTGCGAAGTATAGACGAAAAAATGGGAGGACATCAACTGTCCCCCCAAAATGTTGAGGTTGCGCCGCTTGCAGACCTCAACAGCCTTCGAGACTGGATTATCTCGCAGATGTTGCGCCGCCGCAACCACAATCGCCACTCGTTGGCGCGAATACCGGCCAGTCCGTACTGCGACGGAGCCGGTGGTCGTTGATTGGGTTGTGCATCGGGGGCGTATCAACCACGAATGTCTCAACTGGGAAAGCCTCCTTCACCTTCGCGCGGATAATCCCCCACTGGTCGCGCGAAGGAGGCTCGTTTGTCAGGTCGACGAAGCCCTTCAGGTAATACATCAGGTCATTTGAGTTCACTTTACCTCCCCTGCTGCGCACACTGGGCCGCCATACTTATTACCTGATACTCAGGCCCGGGCGCCAGTGTAGGGATCGGCGGGTTGTAGCCACCCCAAAACGGCTGACTGGGGTACGTATTCATGGGGTCGCGGGCAATCTGAAGCTGGTCCTCGGCGTGCTCCAGCAGTTTCTTGGCCGCAATGAAGCCAAGGGACTCGCTCAACTTTTCTTTGATGGTCCCCCACTGCTCTGGTGTGGGGGAATCACCCATGACATCAACGGCACCGTTGAGCCATAGGACAAACTCGGTTGGGGTTGGCATTGACGTTCTCCCATTCCTTTGTGTGAGTCGAAACCCTGCACAGCAGCGCGCTGGGTTGGGGGTTTAGGGGGCGGGTACTGACAGACATTGTTCCCAAACACGACGTACTCGGGGGCATCAACGCCAGAGCCGATCTTGGCCACGATGCGGCCTTCGTCGTTGATTCGCATGGTCACGTCCACCGGTTTTTCGGGGTCGGTACAAAGATAAGCGCGGAGGACCGCTTCGAGGTCGATCTCTTTAGCCATTACGTTACCCCGTGCTTCATCGCATGGACCACAGCACGGAACAGAAAGTCCTTTGCCTGCTGTTCGGGAGGGAGTTTGTCGAATGCCACAAGGCAAGGGTGCTCTTTGGCTTCAGGGTTCTTCACGGGGCCGTATTTCCAGCCATCGGCGATCTTCTGGGCTGCCCAGCTTTCATGGCTCGCTTCGGGGCCGTAGTCGCCGGACAGATGGAACTCAACACCAAGGCGTGCGCTGTCGCGCTGCCACATGGGGGCGTCTTCCCACGCAGGCTGGGACATATCCCCGAGGGCTTGGCAGTAGGCGCGGTTCACTTCGTGACAAACGCGGGCGATCTCTTCTTTGGTGGTCTGCATGCTTTTCTCCACGAAAAAGGGCCCCGAAGGGCCCTTCGAGGTCCACTGATCTTATATCAGATTACGTCGCCGCGCAATCTGGCTTTGGTCTCCTCGTCCAGCTTGGCGAACTTGTCCTGCGACAGGCGCAGTACGTCCAAGTCCCCGCCTTTGCCACCACCGGCCTTGTCGGAGTCCAGCCCCACGTTCTTGCCGTCCGGGGGCTGCTTTTTGCTGGCCTCGGCCGCCTTTTTGCGGGCCTCGGCTGCGCGCTGCTCGGCCAGCTCCTTAGCCTTGTCGCCGCCGTCGCCCTTGCCGGCAGCTGGCGGGCTACCCAGCGCGTATTTCACAGCCTTGGCCAGCGCATCGGCACGCTTCATGCCCGCTTTCACGAAGGCGTTCAACAGCGTGGCTACCTCATTGGTCTTGTCCTCGTCGAAATCCTCGTGCTCAGGATTCAGTGCGGGGTACTTGGCCTCGTAGCCAGCCAGCTGAGCGTTGTAGCTCATCTCCTCGATGGCTGCCCTGCGGGCCGCCTCCGACTTGGTGTTGGTCTGATACTCGGTCAGGTCATCGCGCAGCCCGTCGATTTGACGGCGCACCTTGCGGGCTTCGTCCTTCTTACCGTCGAGGATCAGATCCTCGTACTTGTCCTGCAGTTCATCGATCTTGGCACGCATCTCATTGACCGCCTTGACCGTGACCGATGCCTGCAGGCCGCCTTTGAGCCTCTCGATCTCCTCCAACAGCGTCTGTTCGCGCTGCTTGGCCTTGTTGATGGCCTCGTCGAAGCGCGACTTCGGGATGCGGATGCGCTTCTTCTTCTCTTCCTCGGCTTCGAGGCGAAGGCGCTCGGCCTTTTCTTCTTCGGTTTCCTCGCTCTCTTTGTCGAGGTCGACCTTTTCGTTGTCATCGCCCTTGTCTTTGGACTCGTCGCCCTTACCAGCGTTGTCCAGCGGCGACTTGACGTCGTCGCCACGGTCTACGGGCGGATTCTTGTCATCAGCACCGCCGCCGCTGGCAGCGCCGTCGTCACCGGCGGGAGCCCAATAGCCACGATGGATGAGTTGTTGGATTGCGAAAGGCATGATCAAGCTCCTTGCTTGGGTTTAGCCGGGGCGCCCGGCACTGGCGAAGTGGGAGACGCCTCTCCCGGGGGTTGTGCGTTGTGTATCGCAGCGACGCGAGCGGCCTTAGCCTGCTCCTTCGCCACGGTGGCTTTGATGGCTGCTTCGGCGGTGGCCTGCTCGCGCTTGAGGGCCATCTCCATCTGCAGCTGTTCGCGCTTGAGCTCGAACTCTCGGGCCATCTGTTCCTGCTTGAGCTGGAATTCCTGATTGAGCTTCTGCTGCTCCATGGCCATCTCGGCCTCCAGCTTCTGCTGCTCCAGTGCGGTTTCGTCCTGACCAGAGTTCGCACTGGCCATCGCGAGCTCCTTATGAGCCTTGGCCTGCTTGAGCTGGGCGTCGGAACCCTTCTGAGTGGCCTCGGCCTCCTTCACGGCGACGTCTGCCGCCAGCGCACGCATCTGCAACTGAGCCTGCTGCTGAGCCTCGGGGGTCTGACCAGCCTGCTCCATCTCGGAGATGATCTGGGCCTTATCCTTGAGGCGGCTCGACTGCAGGATGTATTTGTCAGGGATCTGCACACCGGCCTCGGTACGCAGACGCACGGCTTGGTCGAACTGCGTGTCCTCGAACGTGTCGCGCTCAGGCTGGTTCGTCACCACGATGGCGTACTCACCCAGCGTCAGGTCGTTTACGATGCGGCCTTCCGGGGTGGGCTGGTTCACCGTCATCTGCTCAGTGGTGTTCATCAGGCGATCGGTTGTGATGAACATCAGGCGCTGCTCGGTGTAGTACTCCTGTACGAGGTCCAACACGGCGCGCGCCAGCAGGAAGTCGGAGCGGTTCATGTTGTCCATGACCTTGGCGAGGTTCGCCTGACCACTCTGCTTGTTCGTCTGGATGCTCTTGGCCGCCACGTCCTCGCGTGCAAAGCCCTGCATGTAGTCCGACACGCCCGAGATGCTCTTGATGTGCTCCTCGGCCTTGTACGAGATGCGGTCCAGACCAGTGGGGGTCTGGTTGGGCTGGATCTTCTCGATGTTGTTGATATCGTCCAGCTCGACCACAAGGCCAGACTGCGCACCGCGCTGCTCCAGCTCAGCAGTGGACATGTTGGTCAGCGCGTTGCGCTTCACCTTCCAGCCGGAGTTGGCCGAGGTGTTCACGACGTGCAGCTCTTGGCTCGACACCTTGTTCAACAGCTCCTGCGGGCCGAGCAGGTTCTCCACCAGACCGATGGTGCGACCACGGCGGAAGTACGGGAAGTACGGCACCACGGTGAAGTGCTTGTACGGGCTCCAGTCGTCATGCAGGACCACGTTGTCGGCGATGACCGTCCAGCGGATACGCTGGACCAGCTTCTTTGTCGTGGCGAGGTGCGGGTTGGCGGCGAGGTACTGAGAAATGCGCTCGTCGTCCCAGTCGTCAGGCACTTGGCGCGTGTCGCCGGTCTCCAGATCGACGAAATGGAGCACCTTATCCAACTTCTTCCACTGGCGCTCGATGACGCGGATGTTGCGGACGTTGTCGTACTCCTGCTGCGTCACCGTGTTGTTCGGCCAGCCGACAGCACGCGAGGTGCCGAAGCGGTCGCGGTTGATGTCGATCGAGTCATAGCCGTATGGATAGTACGAATCCGTGCGCGAGCGCAGCAGATCGGCGTCGGCCTTGCTGTACAGCAGCTCGATCTGGTCGGGACTCATCCACTTGGTGATGATCACGTCGTTCCACTTGTCCGGGTCGTACTCGTCCGCGTCGGCGTCGATCAGCACATTCTTGGGATTCAGCTGCTCGATGCGGACCTCTCCGCGCAGGGAGTCGGTGAAATCCAGCCGCACGTCGAAGAAGCCACGGGACGTCACGATACCGTCAGTGAACACGTCGGAGCGGACCCAGTCGAGCTGGTTGTTGTCCGCGATCTGCATGAACACCTTGGTCAGGGCGTCTGCCACCTCGGACGTGGCCCCCTCGTTGCGAGGCTTGAAGGCAATGTCGGTGCGGTTGAAGATCTGCTCGCCCATCACGTTGGAGATGGTCGAGACGATCTTGTTGATCGTCAGAGCGGGGCGGCGCTGCGCCTTGAGCAGGGCCAGATCGTTCTGATCCCACTGCAGGCCAGAGAAGAAGTCTTCGCACTTGGCGGCCTTCTTCACGTAGTCGAGGTGGCCGTTGTCACGGAGCCACGTGTAGCGGTTCCAGACTTGGGTGGCCAGAGCGGTGTCTACAGGCATATTGATCTCCTCAGCTCAAATCGTTGAGACGGTACATGGCCTGCAGCAGCACTGTACGGATATCCGCGAGGGCGTTGTCCAGCGAGATGTCACCGTCCGTCAGGTCATCGCGATTCTCGTCGATCCAAGCGACGAGGTCCTCGCACATCTTGACGCAAGGGCGAATGACTGGAGACCACGCGGGGTAGGTGCTGATCCTCTCGTTCTTGCCCTGCCACTGCTCGACAAAGCTATCGATAACGTCGGGCAGGTCTGTGTATAGGGTCTCCAGCGCCTTGTGGGCGGAGTAGCTCGAGGTCTTGAAGTGCTCAAGGTGGGCGAAGGTGCCCATGTGCAAGACGCGAACCGCGAGCTCTGCTTGTAGTTTCGACATGATCTCTCCTATGCCGACATGTGGCTACCACTGCCGGCGAAACTCTCACTCAGCTTATCCCGCCAGCTCTTCAGTGGCGGGGGTACGTATGCTCGCGGCGGCTCTTTACCCATGCACAACTGCACTGCCCAAGCCAGCGCGTCGACCACGTCGTCGTGGACACCGGCTGGGAAGCGAAGAAGCTCCTGTTCAGCTTGTGTACGCCACGCAGCTTCCTCGGGGAAGATCACGCGGCCCTGCTGCATGCGCCCCTGCAGAGGGCGAGCACGCGCCATTTTATCCGTCATTGGCCGCAGCACCTCATACGGCAGGTATTGTCGGCGCTCAGCCATGCGTTTCTTGAACAACGGCTCGATGGCACGCCAGATCTGACCGTCCTCAGCACCGATTAGATAGCCGGTGTCGGGCATGGACCCCCAGCGCAAGGCTGTGTCAAGCATGGCCTCGACGATCTGGAAGCTGTCACCCTTCATCCGGAAGATCTCCAGCACATAGAGCTGATCCACCTCGTCCTGCAGAATCGTCGCGCCCACGGTCCAGTCGTTGGCCTGCTTCTCGCCGATGGCGAAGTCCCACGCAGTGTAGATGCGCAGCCCTGCGGGCGACGGGAGCTGGCGCTGGTAGCGGAAGTACTCCTTGTGGAAGTACATGCCCTCGTCGGGTACCGGGTTCTGCTGGTACAGCGCCGACCAGATGCGCGGCTGCAGGTTGGCGCGGATACGCTTGAGCGCTTCGGTCGGGTACCGGTCCTCGTGGAGGCAGAAATCCTTGGGGCGCAGCAGCGTCAGATTGGGGCCGGGGTTCTCGATCGGCTCATCAGTGCGAACGATTGGACCGGGGTTGTCCGGGTCAGAATCGTCGCGGTACTCGTACGACGTGCTCAGCGCCGGGTACTTGATGATCTCGAAGTTGTCGATGCCCTCCGGCGCGTCTTCCTTACCGATCAAGGCCATTGCCTGCTGCAGCCGACCGGCGAGGTCGTCGTCGTTCCACCACGTCTGGATGACAAGCACCCCGCCGCCGGGGGCGAGACGCGTGTACGCCGTGGACTGATACCAATCCCACAGCTTCTCGCGCACTAGGGCTGAGTCGGCTTCTTCTTGGTCTTTGATGGGGTCGTCGATGATGAGGATGTGGGCGCCCTTGCCGGTGATACCGCCGCCACGGCCAGCTGCCGTAAATCCGCCCCCTTTGGTGGTGTTCCACTTCTCGACAGACTGCGAATCTGGGTCGAGAACGGCGTCGGGGAAGATGGCTTGGAACTGTGGGTCACGAAACACCTCCCGAACCTTGCGGCTGAAGCCCATTGGCAGGTCGAGGTTGTACCCCACGTTGATCAGCTCGTGGTTGGGGTAGTGGCCAAGGTGCCATGCCGGAAAACGAATCGACGCCAGCTCAGATTTGCCATGCCGGGGCGGCATCAGCAGCATGAGACGCGGACTTTTGCCCTCAGCGACCTCGCGGCTGAACCGTTCGAGGCGACGGCAGATGTCATCGTGGACCCAACCCGCGCTGTAGTTGGGGTGAGTCAGCTTCGTGAAATGCAGAAGGCGCCGACGGGCCAGAATCCGGTCGGCGAGGAGCTTCGCAGCGGCGGGATTAGGCTTCGGGGAGGCCATTTACTGGCACCTCTTCGATCACCGTAACGTCGCCTTCCAACACGCTGGAGTCTCCCTCGGCCAACCTCAGCAACTCCTCGTCGCTCAAGGCGTTCAGGTGCTGGATCAACACCTGACCCTTCATCGAAACTTCGATTTTTGCCTTCGTCGGCTCGTAGAAACCGCACATTTTGCCCACTTCGCGCCAGCCGGCGATCATCGTGAGTGGGTCAGCCTTGATCTTGGCCATCGCGATCGACTCCAAGAAGCCGTCGATGACCCGTTTTTTGGTCAGTTGGCTCGCCGCTGCGTACTCAGCACGACGTTCTGCGATGGCGCGCTCGATTTTCGGGTGCCTCATCCACTCATAGGCCGTAGTTCCGGGATGTGAAGCACCTGCAGCACGCGCCGCTGCCGTCTGGGTCATGCTGTGGTCCACCAAATTCACGACGAACTGCCGCTGCATCTCTGTCAACGGTGCGTCGGGGTTCAAGTTACCGTTTTTCGCGCTTTCGCTGCGGCTCGGGAGATTTTCCGGAGCCTGCGAAATGTTGGAACGGTACTTTTTCGGTGTCTTGGTAGCCATTTGATATCGATTGTAGTCCTAGGAAAATTTTGGCGCAATTTTTTGGGGCTCGGGACTGAAAACAGGGGGTGGGGGCACTTCGGTTTTGATAGCAGGGGGCCAAAAAACATGGTGCGAGGGGCTATGTTACCGAGTGACACCCCCTCCCCCCTTCGCCCCTCGGCGAGGGGTGGCTTCGGTTTCGGTTCGCCGCCGCTGGGAAAGGAGTGTCTTGGAACTCCTACCTCGGCGGCTTTTGATTTTTTGCACGCTTCGCGTGCTTGCCCTTTGCTTGTGAGCGATTTCGCTCGCTTGCAAAGGAGTTGTAAATGATTCGGCTTGAGGAACTTGAGAAGGAAAACGAAGAGCTGCGTACGAAGTGCGCAGATCTGGACAAGCAGCTTTGGGATCTATGTGCTAAGCACGGTGAGCTGCTCACGCAGCTCGAAGAACTGCGTGCGCAGCGCTTGGATCCGCGTGCGCAGCCGCAGGGTGTCGGACAAACCGTGTCCGAGTACACGAAGCGCGATGGTACGCGCTGGGCAAAGATACGTACGGGCTGGAACACGTACGTTCACAGACAAGTTGCGTGATTGGCGGCTTGCGTGCTTCGCACGCAGGCCCTTTGTGTTTTGAGCGATGTTGCTCAGTTTGAAGGAGATCTTGAAATGTTTGAATTCGTTACCTCGTGCGTCACCAACTTCGTTGCTAAGCACAAAGCGCGTAAGGCGCGGAAGACGGTCGCTAGGTATCTCGACGTCGTGGAATATCAGGCACGCAAAACCATACCGCTGGGTCTTGCGTTCTACCGTAGCTGCGCTATTGCGATCATCGACAAGACCGAGCAGGACCCAGAACCGCTGCTTCAGTTCATCGCGGCTGCGAAAGCAGTGACTAAGCACTACGGTCCGGCGCTGAAACTGGAATTCGATGCGCTGATGGAAACGATGGACGAGGTCAATGCTGATCCTAAGCTTCAGTTGTACATCGAAGAGTTTGCCGAAGCACTCAGTGACTTGGTAGAGGACGACGATGATTGTTGAGAGCGGCGTCATCATATTTCTCGGGATGCTGTTGCTAGGCATCAAGCTCCCGAGACACATCTCGTTAAAGCTGCTAGGCCATCCATTGGCCTTGGATTTAAGCGTCTCCGTGCTTGCGTACATCATGCACTACGGGACGTTCAGCGGTGTGATGGCTGCTGCGGTCGCTGGGCTCATGTGCTCAGGATTCACGTCAGTCGCGCGTTATGCGTTCGGCTACATCAAGAACAAACAATACTTCAAGGGCCGGATCTGGCAGTTGAAGCTTCGCGAGGACGAACTGAAATGATGATCGTCTACGGATTCGAGGGTGCAGCGCTAGATGCGCTGTACCAACAGTACGCGCAGTCTCCAGAGGAATTCCTCGCCGATCTGGAGCAGCAACTAGAAGACGGCGAGCTAACCGAAGAGGAAGTTGCCCAACTAATTAAGGACTTCACTAGTCGCGACTAGTGAGTGTGTGGCAGTCGTCAAGACTGCCACCCAGTGAGCGTCGCGTGCGGCGTTCACTGGGTGATCTCACCCACCGCTTGCAGACCGGCTGTCTGCTGCAACAAACCAACTGGAGTAGTTATGAACACGATCTTTGACGTCATCAGCAACCTCGACAACTCGGCACGTATCCCCGCACTGCGCGCAGTCACGCACAGCGCGATGGCCAAGTGCATTGGCGCAATCCGTCAGCACCTGCGTGAACAAGAACGCACAGAACGCGATGAGGAATCGCAAACGACTGCACTCGATCAGCGCAACGAGCAAGACGAGAACACACGCAGCGTGGACGAAATCGCACGTGAAATGGGCTTCAGCGAGAACGTGCCAGCCATCAAGCAAGCCAGCATCTGGCACGCGGTGTATGACTGGGCAAACAGCGAGCTCAAAACGATCACTACGTCCAAATGGGATGAACCGTTGTCGCTCGATGGAATGCTGCGGTTTATGACCGATAAGGCTCAGCCGCTCGACAAGACGCTGGTGAAAGCTCTGGCCGAAGCTGCACGCACGGATGAGAAGACCATCGCGCAACTGCACGAGCTGCAAGAACGTCGGGACCGGGAACGGCTGAAGGAGATGATGCCGGCGATCATCCAGACGTTCAACGGATTCGGTGACAACGGCTACGAGAGCAGCGTGACTGATCTGCCGATCATCGCTCAACACCAACTGGGTGTGAAGGTAGCGGAAGCGTTGCTCAAGGCTCGCGATCAAGTGCTGCTGCGAGTTATGCGCAGCCGCCGCTTGACCGACCTTGCCAGCATTCCGCTGATTGAAGAAGGCATCAGCGAAACGGCCAAGTGGGTCAACGAGTTCGAGAAGCAGCACCGCGATGAGATCAGCGAAGCAATCGAACGCGGTGTAAACGTCCGCACGCTTGAGGATCTGCGCGCCTAAGCACTAAGCACTAAGCACAACGGCCAGCTGGAGCAATCCGGCTGGCCGTTTTTCTTTTTAGGCCTGCCCCTTCAACACCAGCTCCGGGTGCACACGTGCGAGCTCCGACATGTGATGTGTCATGGCACGACGAACGAGCTCCGCAACACTGATGCCCTGCAACCTAGCTGCTGCATGAGCATCGTCAAGCATGGGTTGTGGCAAGGACAGCAGCAAGCGCGCCGACGCCCCTACGGACTCGTACTTCAGGAACCAACGGGCGTCAGACATGTTCATGGGTAGATGGTATCACGTGACCAAGTCTTACGCTCTCTCGATCCGAGGCGGCCGACTAAACCTCCTCTAGAAATCTATCTTCTCTATTACTTAACTACTTGTCTTTTTATTTTTCTTCAGAATGAGTTTTTATTTTGTAAGGAATGAAAGAGTGTAAGAAAGGTAGTAGTACATAGGGGAAAGCACCTTACACTCTGCCCCACGTTCCTTGCGATCACCCCCCATGTACCCTGCTCTGAGCATGTACTTTTCTAGCACCCAGATTTTGTGCTAGAATTTCAGTTCCATTTTTCTACGTGCTAGGAACCGTCATGATCCTCAGACAAGGCATCATTCGTAAGCTCCGCGAACGCTTCAACTTCACCCAGCTTGAACTCGCACACAACGCCAAGGTCTCGCTCTCAACCATCACAGCCATCGAGCGTGGGCACACTCCCACCCTCGAAACGTTGCTTGCCGTAGCTGATGTGTTCCACGTCGACTACCGTGATCTCCTCGAACCACCCGCCAAGCAACCGGCCAACGACGCCATCTGCAAGCTCCTCATCACGGCCACCAAATGAAAGCACGTCAATTCAAGTTCAACGGCCTGATGGTTCGCATGCTACGCGAACGCATGGGTCTGTCCTATCGTGGACTGGCAGACCGCACCGGGCTGAGCGCAAGAAACGTCTTGCTCATCGAGGCAGGCAAGACCCGAGACCCTCGTCTCTCCACAATGTGTGCGCTGGCCCAAGCCCTCAATGTCGAGGTCCAACAACTGATCTTCGAAGTACCACAAACATGAGTTTCGATGTCTTCTTCCTAACCGCAGACAGGCCGATCGTCAAGCGCTACGAGCTCGTGAACAACGAACTGGTCAAGCATCCCTATCCCTTTGTGTACGAGGTCACTTCGAGCCAAGAGACCTGCCACACGCTCTACGACCTCTACGGACACATCCAGAAGTACGCTGCACGTGGTGACTGCATGGTCAAGGGTAAGCTTGGACGCCAGCTGGTCGCTGAATCCCGCAAAGGTGCGACCAACAGCGAAGATCTGACTGAGTGGATCTGTCTCGACCTCGACGGCATCGAGGGCTATCAATCCGTGGACCATTTCCTGTCCGACATCGGATGCGCAGAGACTGACTACATCCTTCAGTGGTCCTCGTCCATGGGCATCGAGAACAAGGCTGGTTTCCGCTGCCATATCTTCATGCAGCTGGACAAAGCCGTACGTCCTCAGCAACTGAAGAACTGGCTCCAAGATCTGAACCTGAGCCGCCCTACTCTGAGCGGTCAGCTTCAACTCACCAAGACCGGCAACTCGCTGCGCTGGCCTCTTGACATCACCACATGTCAGAACGACAAGCTGCTGTACATCGCCCCACCTGTCCTCGGCAAGGGTATCGCCGACCCGTTTCCGGACAAGGGCACGCGCGGCAAACCCGCCATCCCACGAATCTCGTTCGAACAGCGTGTTCACAAGAAGCTAACGCTACCGACCAACCTGATCCTTCAGGAAGCGCTACGCGATCGCACTCATGCGAAGGTCTCCGAACTTCGTGTCGCAGCAGGCTTACCCAAGATGAAAGCCGTGAAGTACAAGTTCGACGGCACGGTTGAGTACATGGCCAATCCGGGCCAAGCCACAATCACCGACATGAAGGAAGAACGTGGGTTCGTCTACTTCAACCTGAACGGCGGAGATTCATGGGCCTACTACCATCCTGTAGAGAGCCCTGAGTTCATCTACAACTTCAAAGGCGAGCCCGCGTACAAGACGCAGGATCTGCTGCCGCAATACTGGGCCAAGCTGACCCAACAAGCTGCGTCCGGTGCTCCTGATGCCAACGGCCGGATCTACCTCGCCTTTCGCGAGTTCACATCCGGTGTGTACTGGAATGGCATCTACGACACCAGCACCGACAAGTTGGAACTGTACCCAGCCAAGTCCGAGACACAACTGCGCCACTTCATGAAGAACAACAAGATGCCACTCGGAGAGTCCATCCCCGATTGGAAGCGCGTGTTCGAGCCCAACAACCCGAACGTGATCGATCGTCAAGCTCAAACGGTGAACATCTACAACCCATCCGAGCTGATGAAGAACCCGACACCGCCCTATGTCGCCTCACCCCCCAGCGTAGTCAACAAGATCATCGACCACGTGCTAGGAAACGACAAAGCCACGCTCGACCACTTCTACAACTGGCTGGCTGTGATCGTGCAGTACAAAACTCGTGCCGGTACAGCATGGGTGCTGCAAGGCACACAAGGCACCGGCAAGGGCTTGCTCATGCACAACATCCTCACTCCGCTCTTCGGCTATGAGAACGTAGCCGCTAAACGGATGGAAGAGCTGGAGTCACAGTTCACTGAGTTCATGGAGAACAAGTTCATCGTCTTCATCGACGAGATCGAGGCTGGCAAATCGCTGTACCACACCAAGGTCACCGCCAAACTGAAGAACCTGATCGTGGAGCCCATGATCAGCATTCGGAACATGTATCGCCCTGCGTACATCGCTCCGAACTTCACTTCGATGATCTTCGCGTCGAACAAGCCTAGCTCAGTCGAAGTGGCACCCGACGATCGTCGTTTCAACGTGGGTGCTTACCAAGAAAACAAGCTGCAGATCACTAGCCACGAGATTGACCAGATCGAGAAAGAGCTGCCCGACTTCTACGCATTCTTGATGCACTACCCAGCAGACCCTGACCGCGCCCGCACACCGCTGATCTCGACGTCTCGTAGCACTTTGATCGACATCAGCCGTACTGCGATCGATACGGTCAGTGATGCGTTACTCAAAGGTGATCTCCAGACTCTCTGGGACCACTTGCCAAGCCAGAAGTCATTGACTCCCGGCAACGCCCTGATCCAAGCCAAGGCACAAGGGTATCGCGATCTGATCGTGAACATAGTCAGTGACATCAGCGCCCACGACAAACTGACGCGCGACGAGCTGTACACGATCTTCGAGTACACCGTGGGTAACATGCCAACCAGCCCCAACAAGCTGACCAGCACGTTGAAGCACCATCGCTTGCACCTCAAGCCCGTGTGGAAGTACAACCGCTCAGTGCGTGGTATCGAGGTGAACTGGAAGGTGGACCCTGCATGGTTGGCGCAGGCACAGCAAGAGATTGCAGCCGGAGCAGTATGACTGAAATACCACACCTTAACCTTCAAGCCGCCATGAAGCTGAACCCTAAGCTTCAGTGCTGGCGCTGGAACGCAGGGTTTGAACTCAACCACAAGTACGTCCCCGGTTGGTGGGCTCCTGTAGACAACCCTAAGTGGTTGCCTTACTACGTCTACGCAGTCACGAGCAGTGAGAAAGACAAGCCGTCATGGACACCGCCCGACCCGCCTTAGCGCTCGAAGAGAAGTACCAGCGCTGGAAGGAAACTCACTTGCCACTCGCAGATACCTACACCACGTTTCCGCTGGCTATGCTGCTGCAGACGCTCGACAACGAGCGTCTGCTCGCAGCACACAAAGACGCAGTGGCTGGGCTGATAGCTGAAAAGCTACTAGCCCGCACTAACCCGTTTGACAACTTCCGCTATGCAGCAGGACTCACTGCTGAACTGCTCTTCAGACGAGGACTACATGGGCAACAAGAAATGGATATCCAAGCGAGACCTAGCTTGGATGACCAGTGAAGGGAAGATGGTCAGTGTCAACATGATGTCAGACACGCACCTTCTCAACTCAATCGCACTGCTTCGTCGTCGCATCGCAACGCTGAAGCTACAAACGGGGCAAACCAGCCTCAGCCTATTGTCTCTTCGTTATATGGAGGATGAAGCGAACGACCGTGGACTCAATCACAAAGACAGCACCTAACCCCTCAAAAACCCGGAGTTGACATGGAAAACAAACGATACATCCCCCAGCGCAAACTGGGAACTGCGTTACGCGGCTTCTTCGAGCACGTAACCTCTCACGACGAAGAAGGCGTCCACGCTGCACTGTGCGTGGTCGCCAACGACTCAGCCGACGACCCCGGCGAGTCCATGCACATCTGCAGTTTCGGCGCTGGCGATCCTGAGGTGCTGGCGCAGATCATGATCATGGCAATCGAATCCGCGATCGAAGAGGTCTCTGGCTTCGAAAAAGCATGGGTCAAAGCTCTGCGCGCCAAGCGACTGCAATCGGCAATCGACGATGTGATGGAAGCCATCGAAGCCAAAGGCATGGAAGCGGTCAAGCCCGAAGCTGACGCGATCATTAAAAAACTGAAAACCAAGGAGCCCAAGCAATGACTGAACGTTCTGAAATCAACATCATCGAAGACGGCGACGACGCCGCTTTCGTAGCACGTGCCAACCAAGTTCTCAGTGAGATCAAGGCTGTGCTTCCCGAAGACTTGCGCTGTTTGCTGCTGTGCGCCGTCACCAAGAACAACACGGTGAAGGTCGGCATCCTCGGCTCGGACACGGACATCACCAAGATGCTCATGACCGTGGCAACCGTGGCACGCAATGGCATCGAACAGGCCGAGTCACCATCCAACCCCAACAACGAGGTACTTCAGTAATGCCCTCCGCCCTGCGTCTCTACCAGATCACGGACACCGCCGCACAGGGCAAGGACCGTACCGTCCCCGGAGCCTACTTCAGCGATAAGAAGCTGGCGAAAGCCAAGCGTCGAGAGCTGAACGGCGATGAAAGCGATGGCCGTAACCTACGCTACGTCGTCAGCCCCGGGCCTGATCATCACAACTACAAGGCTTGAACCATGTCCGAAACCAAGCCGACTATCCCGCGCTTCGTCATCTTGTTCTGGACCACTCGCTCATCTGTAGCCAGTACTCAGCTTGTGAGCACTGAAGACGAGCTAGCCCAGCAACTGAAAAGGCTACAAGAAAATGGCGAAGTGACTGCAATCGCCGTCTACTCGTTCTTCAATGCGCAGCAACGCGTCGTTCATTTCCAACCTCTTTCCCCCCAACCCTAACGCACGGAGTCAATGAAATGCGTCCTTCTCAAGTAGTTCAAGCCCTCGAGTACCTGATCAAAGCCAAACAGCCCGTCATGCTGCACGGCAGCCCCGGTGTGGGCAAGTCTCAGGTGGTCAAACAAGTCGCTGACAAACTCGACATCGATATGATCGACCTGCGCCTGTCGCAACTCGATCCGGTCGACTTGCGCGGCGTGCCCAGCGTCAGTCGCAAAAAGACCGAGTGGAACGTTCCTTCGTTCCTGCCTACCGAGGGCAGCGGCATCTTGTTCCTCGACGAGATCAACTCGGCCGCTCAAGCCACGCAGGCTGCTGCCTACCAACTGGTGCTCGACCGCAAGCTGGGCGACTACGAGCTGCCTCCGGGCTGGGCCATCATCGCTGCTGGTAACCGCTCGACTGACCGTGCCATCGTGAACGCGATGTCCACGGCTCTGAAGAACCGCTTCACCCACATCAACTACGAAGTGAACAACGAGGACTGGTGTGAATGGGCTCTGACCCACAACATCGCGATCGAGGTCCTCGGCTTCATCCGCTTCCGTCCGATGCTGCTGAACGAGTTCGAACAGCGCAACGAGACCAAGGAAGAAAAGGAGCGCGTGCAGCGCTTGAAGGACGCTCAGGCCTTCGCTACTCCGCGTTCGTGGGAGTTCATGTCCAAGGTGGTGCAACAGCAGCCGTCGCCCGATATCGAGTACGAGCTGTACTCGGGCATCGTTGGCGAAGGCTGCGCAGCCGAGTTCATGGGCTACCTGAAGTACCACCGCAACCTGCCCAACCTCGACGCACTGCTGATGGCGCCCGACAAGGCCAAGGTGCCGGAAGAACCTGCTGTGCTCTACGCACTGGCTACCGGACTTGCGTCCAAGGCCACGCCGGACAACATGGAGCGCGTGGTCAAGTATGCACTGCGCATGCCGGCTGAGTTCCAAGTCCTGCTGGTCAAGGACGCTGTGACTCGTGACAACTCGTTGACGAACACCAAGTCGTTCAACGAATGGGCCGCCAAGAACAGCAGCGTCCTATTCTGATCAGTTTCGACTGGTCCGCATGGTCCCGGCGTACGGGCCACCCCCCAAAAACGGCACAACGAGAGGCTTTACATGCTCACTCTCGACCAACAACTTCTGGCCAAGAAAGAAGGGTGGAAGATCGTCAGCGGATTCGTAGCCCAAGCGTACAACGCTAAAGGTCAGTGTCCATTCAACAACACGTCAGAGATTGTTCGGTTCCTTCGAGCGAAGGGCAAGACTTCTGATTGGCACCGCGACGTCTACATGAATCTTCCATGGAACGACATCGATGACCAGATGTCCTTCGAAGAAGGCTGGTACCTCGCCTATAGCGAAATCCTTCCGCGCAGCCCTGTGAGATTTCCCAACAACGAAGCTGCGCAAACACACGTACTAACCGGAATAGAAACCGGAGATCCCCTTCACCTGAAAGCTATCAAGACGCTTGCCAAGCGTCGCTTACTTTACGGAGATTAGCAATGGCAACTGTGAGAATCACCCACGAAATTCGCCTGTATGTTCGTCGCAAGATTGATTCCCTCTTCAATGAGCGGATCAACAAGAAAGAGACGGAACTGCAAAACCTCGACATCGCCATGCAAGTCTTCATGCATCGTATCGACCATGAAGAGTTCGCTCTTGCGCAGAGGCTCAACGCCAAGGACAAATGGGTGTCCGAAATCAACTCATTGGCGGTTTACGTTGAGTACGTAGGCGACGATGGCACTCTGAAGAAGGTTGCCTTTTCGGTGCCGTTCAACCCACCTGTCCCTGCACCGGTCAACTTTCACGGCTACAACCACAACCACAACAACGCTAAAAACGTCGTTCATCCGTCGCTGGCGTGCTACCAGCCCTGTGTCAACGTGCTGCTGGAACGAGATCGTCTGGTCAAAGAACGTGACACGCTGCGTGAATCGATCACTGAGTTGCTCGACTCCTGCAGCACGCTGCGCCAAGTGCTGGAGAAATGGCCCACGGCGCTGGACTTCATGCCTGACGGAGTGAAGGCCCGGCACGCTGAGAAAACCGAACCAACCAAGAGGGGAACCAAGGTCATCAAAGAGGTCGACGACCAAGCCAAGATGCTCTTGATGAAAGCCCGCATGCTTAGTGGAGTGTGAAGCAATGACAGCCATCTTACCTGTGTACGCCAACGGCGGCACGTACATTACTGTGAAAGCTCGCGATGTGGTCACCATGGCCCACAACGCAATCGCCGAGATCGAAAACAATCGCGCTGTCGCAGTACGCGAACAGCTCAAGGAGTGCATGGAAGAGGAGTGCGTACATCGCATCCCTCTGCTAGGCATCCCTTTTTACCATCACAAGCGGTACCCCAGCGTCAACATTGCACTCGAGTATGCCCCCGAGATTCAACAGGCCAAACACAATGGCTGGGGTGACTTGGCAACCTGCGAAGGCCTGAAAGAAATGGCCCTCTGGCTCATCAACGAGTCAGGCTATCCCGAAGACCTGCAAGTGATGCACCTCAGCCTGAATGACTTCCGCGCTTTGAACTGACTCATGTGTATCAACAAATTCCTCACAACCTCAGCCAAGTACCTTTTCGGAGAACTTCCATGTACAACACCAGCCGCAAAACGTGGGCACGTTTCATCGCTATCGACAGCATCCTCATCGGCACACTCGTCGCCGGCGTCATCTTCCACGTGCCCTACGCGCTCAAAGTGTCAGTGTTCGTTCTGTGGTGGCTTTCAATCTTCGATATCGTCATCGGCCTGATCATCCTTGCAGCTACCAACAAAACACTCAAGGAACAACTCAAAGGGCTTCCTTTTGAAAGCGAGACAGCCAAAGAAATTGTCACCAAGACTGAAGAAGGCTTTGCCAAGCTCTGGTCTGGGGAAATGATCAACCGTCTCGCGTATTCAAACGCCTTTCTGATCTACCACGGGCTGACCGACATTGCTATATGGGCGCTGCTGATCATCGCTGGCCATCCGATCCTCGCGATATTCAAAGCAGCTTCGTTCTTGGTCAGCTGCATGCTGATCAGAATCGCACGCCGTCTGTACTGTGAAACCAAGGAGTGACTTACATGTCGAACGCTGCTCAAAAGATGGTCAAGGCCCGCGCGAACCTCGTGATGGGTAGCCCGTTCTTCGGCACTCTGGCCTTGCGCCTGAAGATGGTCGAGGACAAGACCGTGAAAACGGCATCTACCGACGGCACCACGCTGCGTTACAACCCCGACGCCGTGGACAAGATGCCTCTGTCCAAGGTGCAAGGCATGATCGCTCACACTGTGATGCACCCGGCTATGCTGCACCACACTCGCCGTGGTGCACGCGACAAGGCCAAGTGGAACAAGGCCTGCGACTACTCGATCAATACGATTTTGGGCAACGCTGGCTTCGATCTGCCGGAGGGCAAGTACATCAACCCCGCGTACTCGGGCATGACGGCCGAGCACATCTACACCATCTTGCCGGACGATCCGGACGACAACAACGGTGGCGGTAACAGCGGCGGAGGCGGTGGCGGTGGCGGTGGTCAGAACGACGATCCGGGTGGCGACGGCGGCGTGGACGATAGCCCGAACAACACCAACAACGGCGCCAGTCAGTCGCAACAGAACCACGAGGAAGCCGAGTGGAAGCAGGCGCTTGCACAAGCCGCTCACGTGGCCAAGCAAGCGGGCAACTTGCCGGCCGACATTGAGCGCGCCATGCAGGAGCTGCTGGAGCCTGTGCTGCCGTGGAAAAACATCCTCAAGCGCTTCATGACTGAGAAGTGCAATGACGACTTCTCATGGAAGCGTGGCAATCGCCGCTTCATTGCACAGGGCCTGTATCTGCCGAGCCGCACGAGCGACGATGCCATGGGCGCCATGGTGGTAGCTATCGACACCTCTGGCTCGATCGGCGAAAAGGAGCTGACTGAGTTCGGTTCTGAGATCGCTGAAATCCACAAAGAGGTCAAGCCCAAGGAGCTGATCGTCATCTACTGCGACGCACGTGTGAACCATGTGGATCGCTTCGGTCCCGAAGATGAGCTGCACTTCAAGCTACACGGCGGTGGCGGCACGGATTTTCGCCCACCGTTCAAGTGGCTCGAAAACAACCAGATCCAGCCACGTGCGTTCGCATACCTGACCGACGGATACGGCCCGTTCCCTGAACAAGAGCCGGACTTCCCGAACATCTGGTGCATCAACAACCATGATGTCACACCGCCGTACGGCGAGCACATCATCTTAGAGGTGTGACAGCCATGACAACTACTCCCAAACCCGCTGCAGTCAAGGAACGCTTGCTGATCGCTCGTGCAAAGATGCACGAGGAGTTCCTCAAGGCTTTCGACGAAGCACAAGTCAAGTTCGACCCCGAATCCTTGGCTACCGAGATCACGTCGATGCTGCTCGCAGAGCGCCGTGAAATCGTCTTGAAACTGATCGGTTTCTCAGATCATTGGGGGCCGCTTGAGGTCGACCACTGTAACGGTCGCGACAGGGACAGCATCGTGGGGAAGTACATCCGCACCACTGCTGCAGACGCCGTTCAGAAATGGATGGACGATCACCTGAAAGGCGCGTTCGAAGCACACGTTCGCGGCAAGCTCTCTGATGCCAAAGTCAAGGCAGCTGCGATCAAGGAGTTCGATAGCATCTTCCAACACGCGCTGCACAACGCCATTCGCGACCTTGCAGAAAACATGGCCGGGCAAGTGGCTGAAGAGTTTTCGAAGACTGTCAAATCCACTCTGGCCCTATCTTCCGACGACTAATCATGCTCGACTATCATCGCGCAGCCAGACAGTACACCGCTGGCAGAAAGTACAACCCGATCGGTACCAAGCTGACCAAACATCTCTGGCTCAACTACGAGCCGGGAAAAGACTGCTACACCGTGAGCTATGTCTTCAGCAGGTACTACACTGACATCGATGCAAAAGGCAAACTGGTGTACTTGCGCGCAGGTCCTTCTATGCGTGACAAGTACAAGATGCGCACCGTAGCCTACATCTATAAAGATCACGTACGCTTGGTTGCTAACTTGGGCACTGGGCACACTGTGCGTGACTTCTTCAAAGACATGTACTACTGTACATACCGCGACGTCCCGGGCATCAAAATCAAGGGCATTGAGTGGACGATCTTTTCCCCAAGTACCCCGTACTTCGACAGGAACTACGGAAACGGTGAGTTGCTGTATTCCAGCAGTGACGTGCTGATGTTTCCGGATGGCACATATCAACCTGTAGGCGAGCCGCTTGTACGCGTGCATGACAAAGAGCGTAAGTCCATACTCAACAAGCGCATCAGAGACGTCCGACGTATGCTGGTTCTTCGCGCCAAGTTGGGTGGTTTCAGCTCCGTGGACTGGCAGAAAGTCGATGACGAGTGCAAGTCTAAATACGGCCCTTCACTCCATAACCATGGAGCCTTGGTTCGTAGCCACCCCAAGGTGATCAACGACATGCTGATGGCCGTAGACCCTGAGAACTTCGAATCGATGCTTCCACTTTTGTGGATTTCCCGGGTCTACGCTTTCCATCCTTACGCGCCCTCCAAGTGGAACAGCATCGACAGTTCGTACAACTGGTTGCGCGTTTTCAACAGCATGATCGAGGCTGCACGTGAGGGCCTTCGCAAAGAACTGGGAGCCGTGAGCTATGTCGCAAAAGGCCGTGAACAAGAAAGCACTACTATCCCGACTGATGGGCAAACGCAGCTGCACGGGATGTGAGTATCTGTATCTTCGTAATATCAGACGCTCGCATCGTACAGAGTCCATGGTGCACACAGTGATCGACACGACCATCCATTGCGCACTGGACATGAGCCCTAATCTCAGAGGCAAAGAAGTCAAAATTCCAAACGACTGGCAGAACGACCACTGGGAGCCCACGCGCGACTCAATGTGCGAGCGTTTCAGCCCTTTGAAGGAGCACTGCTCCCCCGCATGGATTGATTCAGATGCTGGAGATACAGAGGTAGCCGAAGAGACCATAGGGTTCAGCCGTGCAGCTCGTCGTGCGATCGCTAGACACAGCTTGGGGTGATATCATATGTCCCCCAAACGAGGAGTTCCACGTATGTCCAACAAACGCATCAAGACGTGGAGTTACTCCCGTCTTGTCGACTTCGAGCAGTGCAAGCTGCGCGCCAAGCTCAAGTACATAGACCGCATCCCTGAGCCAGACCGCGAGCTCCCTTCTGGCAAGACCGAACATGCTAACGACCGTGGAACACGCATCCATGACGCCGCTGAGCGCTTTGTGCGTGGTGAAGTGGAGCTGATCCCGGAACTGAAGGCTTTCAGCGCCGAGTTCCACGACCTGCGCGACAAATACAAGCAGGGCTTAGTTTCACTGGAAGGTGAGTGGGCCGTCAACAAGGACTGGGAGCCGGTGGCGTGGAACGATCGTGATGCATGGGCTCGCATCAAGCTCGACGCGTTCGTTCGACTGTCGAAGACTCATGCCGTAGTCATCGACTACAAGACCGGCAAGAAGTTCGGGAACGAGATCAAGCACGCAGAGCAGACGCAGCTGTACCAACTGGCTGCGTTCCTTCGCTACCCAGAGCTGGAGACGATTGACGTCGAGCTCTGGTACACGGATCAGGACGACCTGACCCACATGAAATACACGCGTGCTCAAGGCATGCGGTTCTTCCAGAACTTCAACCAACGCGGTATCACGATGACAACGGCCGAGGAGTTTCCACCAAACCCCAACGTCTTCGCTTGCAAGTGGTGCCCTTATGGCCCTCGAGGGACAGGGGACTGCGACAAAGGAGTCTGACATGTCCCAAAAGTCACCGCCTCTCTTCAAGCATCAAGCCGCTTCCATAGAGTTCATGCGAACACGTCCGCGTGTACTCGATGCTTCAGACCCCGGAACCGGCAAGACCCGGGTACAGATCGAGCTGTTTGCGGCTCGTCGTGCAGCCGGTGGTGGGGCGGCCTTGGTGATTGCTCCGAAGTCTCTCCTACGTAGTGCATGGGAAGACGACTTCAAGAAGTTCGCGCCGCACATCAGGGTGTCTGTAGCCACAGCAGAGAAGCGTGAAACTGCGCTCAACGTGCCGGCCGACGTTTATGTGACGAACACTGACGCTGTGAACTGGCTCGCAAAGCAGGACGCGAAGTTCTTCAAGCGCTTCGATACCTTGATCATCGACGAGTTGTCTGCATTCAAGCACCACACCAGTGGTCGCTCAAAGGCGATGAACAAAATCAAGAAGCACTTCAAGCATCGCTACGGGCTCACTGGTACTCCGAACAGCAACACGATCACAGATCTCTGGCACCAAATATTCATCCTCGATGATGGCCAGCGGCTAGGCAAGTCGTTCTATCAGTTTCGCAACTCGACACAAACTCCTGAGCAGGTCGGTCCGCAACCGAACATGTTGAAGTGGATCGACAAGCCCGGTGCCGAGATCGCTGTAGGCGGCCTGATCCAAGACATGGTAGTGCGCCACAAATTCGAGGAGTGCATCGACATTCCTGCGAACCACGAGTACTCAGTGCCGTACCACATGACACCGAAGCAAGCCAAGCTGTACCAGCAGTTCGAGAAGAACGCTATCGCAGCGCTATCGGGAGGCAAGGTGATCAGCGCGCTCAACGCAGCGGGCGTGATGACTAAGCTGCTGCAGATCGCCAGTGGCGCTTCATATTCTGAAGGGCTAGAGGGCGAGGACTACGTCAGCATCGATACAGCGCGCTACGAGCTGGTGGCCGATCTGGCTGACCAGCGCGATCACAGCGTGGTGTTCTTCAACTGGCAGCACCAGAGAGATCACCTGATTGCCGAGTTCAAGAAGAAAGGCCTGACGTACGCAGTCATCGATGGCAGTACGTCGGACAAGCAGCGCAAAGAAGCAGTTGACCGGTACCAAGCTGGGTTTTACCGCGTCCTGCTAGCTCATCCGCAGAGCGCAGCTCATGGCCTCACGCTTACCAAGGGCACAGCCACGATCTGGGCGAGTCCGACGTACAACCTCGAACACTGGCTGCAAGGCAACCGCCGCATCTACCGTGCCGGCCAGACGCAAAAAACCGAGACCATTGTCGTGCTCGCCCCGGGCACTGTCGAGGACAAAGTGTTCCAGAAGCTGACCGACAAGAACGTCCGACAGACCAATATGCTTACCTTCCTTCAAGAAATGTTCGACGATCGAACGCCCTGATTTGCAACTGCCACCAACGAGCCCCAAGGAGAATCCAATGAGCAACTTCGCCGTCCGCCCGCAAAACATGCCGCTCAACCTCACGTACCAGATCGCATGGGAGAAGCAATACCAACAACTCCTGCGCCAGTTTCTGAAGACGCACTACGAGTTCGACGGCTCTGCTGTCGCCGCGTGGATGCGTAAGCAGGGCCTGCACGACCCTGAGCACCACAATATGTGGGGTAGCCAGATCATCTACTACTCCGGCCTCGGCTGGATGTCAGCAGTGGGTCGCGGCGTCCCTTCTGGCGCTGCGCACATCGCGCAAGTGCGCATCTGGCGCAGTGCCTTCTACACAGCAAAGGTTAAGCTCTAAGGAACAACCCATGTCCATGGAAGACGGAAAGCTGGAAGTCAATGGCGTCACGTATGACATTGTCACGCTTGACTACGAGACCTTCTACAGCGATGACTACACATTGGCAGGAAAGCTGAACACCTCAGAGTACGTGCGCGATGACCGCTTTCACGTGCATGGAGTAGCGATCAAAAAGGGCAACGGCAAGACGCTCTGGTACACCGGACGCAACATCGCGCTCGCGCTGAAGGAAATCGACTGGTCGAAGACCGCGATGGTCTGCCACAACACGGCGTTTGACGGATTCGTCACATCGGAGGTCTACGGACACAAGCCCGCCTTCTACGTCGACACTCTGTCCATGAGCCGTGCAACACGTGGTCACGCCACGAAGCACGATTTGGACACAGTGGCTAAGGCCCTCGGTCATGGTGGCAAGGTAAAGCGCGAAGCGTTGGCCAACACCAAGAACAAGATGCAGCTCACGAAGGACGAAGAGGCTAAGCTGGGCGGCTACGCGGTCGACGATGTGGAAGACACGTACAAGATTTTCTGGGACATGTACCCATACGTGCCTGATAATGAACTACGGTTGATCGACATCACGATGCGTATGTTCTGCGATCCTGTGCTGGAGGTCGACATTCCACGCGTCAAAACTGAACTGGAGAAGGAACTCGGCGCCAAGACTGCAGCTTTGCTGCATTCAGGTGCTCAGGTCGAAGACCTGATGTCGAATGACAAGTTCGCTCAACTGCTCAAAGCTGCTGGTGCACAGTTACCGCAGAAAATCAGCCCGTCGACCGGCAAACTGACCTATGCGTTCGCCAAATCCGATCTAGCCTTTCAAGACTTGATGAAAAGCGGCAATGATAAGGTCCGCGCACTGTGCGAGGCTCGTCTTAAGGTGAAATCTACCATCGGCGAGACCCGTGCGAACCGTTTCCTTGAAGCTGGGCGCGACGGCAAGAAGCTGCCCATCCTGCTGAATTACAGCGGTGCCCATACTCACCGCTGGTCTGGTGGGAACAAGATGAACTTGCAGAACTTGAAGCGCGGCGGTGAACTGCGCCGCTCGATCCTTGCGCCGAAGGGCTACGTAATCGTGGTCGCCGACTCTGCGCAGATTGAGGCTCGTGTTCTTGCATGGCTGGCTCAGCAAATGGACATCGTCAACGCCTTCGCTACAAAGCAAGATGTGTACAAGTTGATGGCCTCAGTGATCTACAACGTCCCGGTCGAAGATGTTACCAAGGACCAACGCTTCATTGGCAAGATCTGTGTGCTGGGTCTGGGCTACGGCATGGGTCCGCAAAAGCTCCAGCAGACGCTGAAGCAGGGCACGATGGGACCGCCAGTGGACATCAGCGAAGATGAGTGTCGTCGCATCGTCAACATCTACCGCCAAAAGAACTGGAAGATCAGGGCCTTCTGGAAGAAGATGGACCAGATGATCACCAACATGACGCTGGGGATCAAGAGCAAAGAAGGTCCGATCGAGTCCGGCAAAGGTTTCCTGTGCCTGCCCAACGGGCTATTTCTACAGTACTTCGGTCTGCATGGTACAGCCGACGTCACGCGCGATGACCTCGTGATGACCGAGACCACATACCTCACACGCTCTGGCCGAGCCAAGCTATACGGCGGACTACTCACCGAGAACGTGGTGCAGGCTCTCGCGCGCATCATCATCGCTGAGCAGATGCTGAAGATCCACGATGCCGGCTACCGAATCGTGACCATGACGCATGACGAGATCGTAATCATCGCCAAGGAGAAGGACGCCAAGAAGGCCCTCGACTTCATGATCAAAACCATGTCAACTGCACCCGACTGGGCACCGGGACTTCCACTCTCGGCCGAAGGTGGCTTTGACTACTGCTATTCCAAGTAACGCAACCGAGCCCCAAAATGAAAGTCAACCTGATCATCGAAGAAGATGAGATGTTCCGTCAACATGTGAAAAGCTTGATCGAAGGTCAAGTTCGCCACGTTCTGCGTGAACAGCTCTCCGGCATTGTGGCTGGCGAGATCGCCAAACTACGTCTCCTCAAACCCAACAGTCCGGTGCTAGGCGACCTTGTGGCCGTTGAGCTAAAGAAGCAGACCTCTATGAAGGTCACGCCGTCGGCCATTGCCGCTGAACTGCAGAAGCAAGTCAAAGCCGAGATTGATAAGGCAGTCACCCCGCTTTCACAGCAGGTCAAGGCTGCTCTTTCGGACGCCATCGCAGCGAAGATCCGTGCATGAGCCACTACGACACATTGGGTGTAGCACCTAGTGCTACAGACGAAGAGATCCGAGCCGCGTACAAGCGGCTTGCCATGAAGTACCACCCCGATCGAGAAGGAGGTGACGCGGAAAAGTTCGACGCCGTGAAGAAGGCTTACGAGGGCCTGCAGAACAAGGTATGTCCGGTCTGCGAAGGTCGGGGTCAGATTCGTGAACGAAACGGGGCGTTCACAAAGCTCGTCAACTGTCCACGATGTTGGCAGACCTGAAATTTACCCTTTGGAGTGATATCAGATGAGTACCGTTGGTGCTAAAATCGATGCTCTTCACGCACTGCGAGAAGAGAAACGTCAGCTCGAAGAGCTGCTCAAGGCGAAAGCTCAAGAGATTGACCTTGTGGAAAACGAACTGATCGAATTGATGGATCGACAAAACATCACCAAGTCGACTGGTTCGAAGGCCACAGTGTCTATCTCGACGTCTGTCAAACCGTCGGTCGAGGACTGGGATGCGTTCTACGCGTATATCCACAAGAACAAGTACTACCACTTGCTCGAACGTCGTCCGTCAGTCACTGGCTGCCGTGAGCTGTTCGATCACAAAGGCGCCATTCCCGGCGTC